TTTTAAAACTTGAAAATAGTAATATTGTTGGATTTAAAACTTTAACTGCAAATCATAGAAATCCAATATTAACAGATATTATAAAATATTTAGAAAATGATTAATACTAAAGTAGCAACTCTAAACGTTAAAATTAAGACTTTCTTTTTTAGATACATTGAATTTTTAAAACCTTTTCATAAATTAAGTCCTCAACAATGTAACGTTTTAGCTTTGTTATTATATTATCATTATAAGTTTTCAAAAGAAATTACTAATAATAAAGTATTATGGAAAGAAGTGTTTGACTATGATACAAAACAATTAATTATTGATGAATTAAATATCAGTGTTGCTCAAATAGAAAATATATTAACACAGTTAAGAAAAAAGAATGTAATTATTGATAAACATATATCTGAAGTATATATACCTAATCTTAAGAATGATTCTAAAACTTTTTCAATAACTTATAATTTTAATATTATATATGAAAAATGAGATTGATGAAAGAAAGGTAGCAGATATAATTCACACTGTAGGTTTAAATAATAATTTAATGGATTCTCAAATTAGAGAAATAGTTGAATCTCAATTTAGATTTACTTATAAAACTATAAAAGCAATGTCATTATCAACAATGACAAATGAAGAAATAGATGAATTAAAAACAAATTTTTATTATAAATACCTTGGTAAGGTATATACAAATAGTGAAGTAATTACTCGTCATAAAATAAGAGATGAGTATATAATGAATAAACATAAACAAAAAGAAAATGGAAGATCAGAAGAATTTGGAATTAAAGGATGTGATATTATTGACACAGATGTTCCCAGTTGAACCTTTATTTAATAAAGTAATTGTAACTTTGAATAAAGAACAAATGGATGGTAATTTAGTACTAACAGATAATACAGTTTGTGATGAACAGTATATTATGGCTAAAGGATCAGGTGTACATAACTTAAATGTAAATGATAAAGTTATTTTAGATTTAGAAAAAATGATGGTAAAACATCAAAGTAGAGATAATGTATATGAAGAAGTAGGTTCAATTAAATTTGATCCAATTCTAATTGATGGAATCTTTTATGCAATATTAGAAGATAGATTTATTAAAGCAAGATATTTAAACAACCAACCTTTACAAACAAATGAATAAATTATACTCACAAATAACATCACTTATAGTGGTAGTAGGATTAGGAACAGCATGGGCTTTTGGCGTTATTGATGTTAAAAGCTTTACAACAATTTCAGTAACAGTACTATCTGCAATTTTTGCATTATACCAAAAATATGAAAAAGATGAAGTTGTAGCTGCTAATATGAAACTTGAAGATAATTTAAAATATCAAAATGATATTGTTAATAAACTTAGAATTCAAGTTAATGAAGGAGTGGTTTTAAATTCATTTTTAAATGATAAAATTAATGGTTTTAATGATGTTTCAATTAATAAAACAATTAATGAAACAGAAATTAAACCTAAAAGAACTAGAAAACCTAAAGTAAAATAATGAATGGATTTATATTAAAGGATGGCTCCTTAACTGTTGAAGATCAGTTATGGGGCTTAATCCCTTTTAGGAAGATACTAAAAAGAGATAAAAGTAGAGATAAAGATAAAGCAACTAAAGAGATGTTATTTATTTATTACTATTGTGATATTAAATCTGATTATTTAATTATGGATCCTAAAACTAGGATTAATGAAATTAAAAAAGATATTGGTTTAAGTGAAGATTGGAAAATAGATGATGTAATGAAAGAAGCAATAGACTTTTATGAAACTAGAAGTTTAACTGTAATAGGTAAACTATATAAAAACGCATTAAAAGCAGCTAATGACATATCTGAATATCTTACACATACAAGTGAATTACTTGCTGAAAGAGATAAGAATGATAAACCTGTAAACACATTAGCTACTATTGTAACAGGTGTTAGTAAAATTAAAACTGTAATGCAGGATTTAAAAGCTGCAGAAAAAGAATTAATTAAAGAACAAGTTGAAACTGAAGGAAGAATGAAAGGTAAACAAGAAATGGGTCTCTACGAACAGGGGCTCTCATTTGAATAAAAATATGATAGAAGAAATTGCATTTAGTAAAGAAGGTAGAGATAAATTATTATCAGGTATTAATAAAGCCAATAAAGCTGTATCTGCTACTATGGGTCCAAATGGTAAAACTGTTATCATATCTGATAAAGATAAGTATGGTAGTTATAAAGTAACTAAAGATGGTGTTAGTGTAATCAATAGTATTAAATTTAAAAATCCAATTGAGAACATAGGTGTACAATTACTTAGAGAAGCTGCAAATAGAACTGTAGATCAAGCTGGTGATGGTACAACAACTAGTACAGTGTTAGCCACAGCTTTTATTAATAATCTTAAAGATTTTGAAACTAAAGATATTAATAAAGCTTTTGATGAAATCATACCTAAAGTTATTGAACAATTAAAATTAAATTCGAGAGAGTTAAAAAATGAAGATATTAAATATGTTGCTAGTATTTCTGCTAATAATGATATGGAGATTGGTAATATTATTCAATCGGCTTATGACCATACTAATATAGTTAAAGTTGAAGAATCTAAAAATTTAAAAGATACTTTAGAATTAGTTAATGGTATGTCATTACCAGTTTCTTTTTTCTCTAAACATTTTATTAATAATAATAAAAAAGGAAGTTGTGAATTTAGCGATAATGTATTTGTTTTATTATTAGATACTAAATTAGAAAAACTTGAAAACTTTCAATTACAATTAGAATTAGCTCAACAATCTAACACATCATTATTAATTATAACCGAAGATGTTCATGAATCAGCTTTAATGAAACTAGAAAGTTTAGTTCTTAGTCATAACTTACCTGTATGTGTAATTAAAACACCAGGATTTTCTAAACATAGAAAAGATTTAATTCAAGATTTATCTAAATTTACAGGTGCAACTATTATTACAGATGTTAATAAAAGATATACTAATAATGTTTTGGGTAAATTAGATTCTTGTACTATTACTAAACATAATAGTATTTTAGTTAAACATGAAGATAATGATGTTAAAGATTTAATTGATAATCTTTTTGAACAAACTAAAGTTAATGAATTAGAACAATATGAAATAGATTTATTAAATCAAAGAATACAATATCTTAATGGTAAAGTTTCTATTATTAAAGTTGGTGGTAACTCTGAACTTGAAATGAAAGAACGTAAAGATAGATATGATGATGCAGTATTAGCAGTAGCTTGTGCATTAGAAGAAGGTATTGTTGAAGGTGGGGGTATAGCTTTAAATAAAGTATATTTTAATTTAAATGATGATAAAAATCAAGAAATAATTATTGCAAAATTATTGTGTAGTTTAGCTAAGCCATATTCTACAATATTTCCAAAAGCAATTATAGATATAAATGAATTAGGAGAAGTTATATGTTTTGATTTATCTATAAATATGTTTGAACAAAATATAATAGACCCACTTAAAGTAACTAGATGTGCATTAGAAAATGCAGTATCAGTTGCTAAGGTTATACTCAGTACTGAAGCTGTAGTATTAAATGAATTAGAATGGAATCAGAATTAACACACTATAAATTTAATAAATATCAAACACCTTTAACTGAAGAATTAAAAAAATCATTACCTAAAGAAGTATGGTTAGCTTTAATAGAAACATTAAATTCTATTGAATTTATTAAAAGATTGATTGCTCCTGAAGAAGTCAGAGGTTATGCTAAAGATAAACCTAGAGAAACTAAATTTTATAATGATGGTAGAATAAACGTAGATTTAACTAATCCTCATATTTTAGAAGATATGGATTTTTTTAGAGAACGTGCTATATTTTTTGAAAAAAATGGTAAATATACTAATCTCACACCTAATCCTAATCCTAAATCAGCTTATGCTGAATTTTGGAAAGAAGAACAACGTAGATGGAAATATGGTTTAATTAGACCTAGTGATGGGGAATGGATACCTGGACAATTATATTTTTATTGGAATTATTCTCCTATATGGTTAGTTGAAATTATAGAAACAAAAAGTAAATCAGCTAAACAAAAAGGTGAAAGGTTACGTAAGTTTCCTAAACCTTGGTTAGGAGATTATTTATTTTATCATTATATGCAACAAGCTAGAGATGGTGGACTTCACGGTAAATTACTTAAAACTCGTGGTGTAGGTTTTTCTTTTAAAATGGGAGCTATTAGTCCTTGTAATATGTATGTATATCCAGGTTCAGGTAATCCTAACTTTCATTTAGCTTCTGAAAAAACTTTCTTAGCTGGTGATAAAGGTATTTGGGGTAAAGTTGTAGATACATTAGATTGGATTGCAGAAACAACCCCTTTACCTCGTATGCGTACAGTGGATAGAGCTGGTAGTACATTAGAAATACAATTAGGTTTTAAAGATGAATATGGTATTCGTAAAGGATTATTATCATCTGTACACGGCATATCATTAAAAGATAATCCAGATAAAGCTAGGGGTATTCGTGGACCATTAATTCATTATGAAGAAGATGGTTTGTTTCCAAATCTTGAAAAAGCTTGGAATGTTAACTTAAAAGCTGTTGAAGATGGTAACGTAGGGTTTGGATTTATGTTAGCAGGTGGAACAGGTGGAGTTGAAGGTGGATCTTTTGAAGGATCTGAAAAATTATTTTATCAACCAGAAGCATATGAAATTTATGGAATACCAAATGTATTTGATAAAAATGCAACAGGTGATAGAATTTGTGGATTCTTTTGGGGAGGTTATATGAATCGTAATGGATGTTATGATGAAAATTTAGGAGAACCAGATATTATTAAATCTTTAATAGAAATTGAATTAGGTAGATTTAAAATTAAATATAACTCTCAAGACCCTAATGCAATTACTCAAAAGAAAGCTGAGGAACCTATTACACCTCAAGAAGCTATTATGCGTACTGAAGGTACAGTATTTCCTGTATCGGATCTTAAAGAATACCTTGAAGAAATTAAAGTTAAAAAAGATACTTTTTTAGCTGAACATTATGTAGGAGAATTAATTAGAGGTTCTGATAATAAATTAAAATGGAGACCTAATTCTGATAAATATCCTTTACGTAGTTATGATAAAGACACTTCTAATAGAGAAGGTTGTTTAGAAATATTTGAAATGCCTAAAGAAAACGCGAATGGTGAAATACCTAGAAGTAGATATATATTTGGTATTGACCCTATTGATGCAGACGCTGGAACTTCATTGTTTAGTATAATTGGGTTAGATACGTTTACAGATAGAATAGTTTGTGAATATACTGGAAGACCTAGATTAGCTGAAGAAGCATATGAACTCGCATTAAGAATAATTGAATTTTATAATGGAGAAGCTAATTATGAAAGTAATCTTAAAGGTTTGTTTAGTTATTTTGATAAGAAAAATGCTTTACACAGATTATGTGATGTACCTCAAGTATTAAAAGATATGGAATATGTTAAAGGAACAAATCTATATGGTAACAAATCTAAAGGTACTAATGCTAATGTTCAAATTAATAAATGGGGTAGAAAGCTTCATGCAGATTGGATGTTATCTAAAGCATATACAAATGAAAATGAGGTTGAAAAACTTAATTTACATACTATGAGAGGTATTGCACATATTGAAGAAGCTATTAAATGGAACTCAGATGGTAACTTTGATAGAATTTCAGCAGCTGGTATGTTATTTATTTTAAGAGAAGATAGATATAAAAGAACACAATCTGCAATTGAAAATCAAGATAAACAAATTTCTCATTTAAGTACTGATAACTTTTTTAATAAAAACTACAATACAGCAAAAGCTATTAGAGGTTTTTAAATGTATTACAAATAAAATGAAATATACTTTGATTTTAAATAAAAATGTTGTATATTGTAAAGTTTAATAAATATAAAATATGAGAATAAGAAATATACCTCAACCTAGGCAGCGTTTACCTTATAGTCAAAAGAATAAAGAATGGCGTAAAGAGAATCTTGATTTTGCAGATACACATTCATTTTATCATAATGAAGAAGTTCGTAAAAGTTTAAAAAATAAATCTATTAATTTAAATCTTTATAATGGAATTGTAGATATTAGAGATTTAACAGATGTTGTTAATCCACATCATTTAGATGCTAGTTATATTCCAGATAATATTCCCCATCATCCAATTGTAGTTCCAAAGATTGATTTACTTGTAGGTGAAGAATCTAAAAGAAGATTTGATTATTATGCAGTAGTTACGAATCCTGATGCTATTAGTAAGAAAGAAGAGGATAAAAAGAAATTCTTAATGCAAAAACTTACTGAAATGCTTGAGATGAATTATCAAGATGATGAACTTAAAGCTAAAATGGAAGAACTTGGTAAATATATGAAATATAGTTGGTCAGACATTCGTGAAAAAATGGCTAATCAAATACTTAAACATTATTATCAAGAACAAGATTTTGCTAATAAATTTTTAAAAGGGTTTAAAGATGCTTTAATTATGGCTGAAGAAATTTACTTAGTAGATATTTCACATAATGAACCAACTTTAACTAAATTAAATCCTTTAAAAGTAAGAGCAATTAGATCAGGTAATTCAGATAAGTTTGAAGATGCTTCTATGATTATTATGGAAGATCATAAATCACCTAGTCAATTAGTTGATGAATATTATGATGAACTTAAACCTGAAGAAATAGATTATCTTATGAATTATTCTACTAAATCTGGAAATGGTTCATATTCTGATGATCATAATAATCATGCGTTATTTAGAGATGGTGGTAGTCAAAGTGAATTATATGACGGTTTATTAAATGTTGCTGAATTAAATGGTCATACATTTGGATCTGATTATACAGATGAGAATGGTAATATTAGAGAATTAAAATTAAGATGGAAATCATTGCGTAAAGTTAAGAAAATTAAATTTTACGATGATTATGGTGAAACACAATATCGCTTTGAATCTGAAGAATATAAAACAGACAAAGTTAGAGGTGAGGAAGAAACTATATTTTGGATTAATGAAGGTTGGGAAGGAACTAAATTAGGTAAAGATATTTATCTTAAAATGAAACCTCTTAGTGTTCAATATGTAAAAGCTAATAATCCATCTAAAGGTCATTTAGGTATTATAGGTCAAATTTATAATACTAATCAGGGAATTGCTGTTTCATTAATGGATAGAGCTAAAAATTATCAATACATGTATGATGCATTATTTGATAGATTAAATAAAGCAATATCTACTAACTATGGTAAAATACTTGAATTAGATTTAGCTAAAGTTCCATCTAATTGGGAAATTGAAAAATGGATGCACTTTGCAGTTGTTAATAAAATTGCAGTAGTCGACAGTTTTAAAGAAGGTAACCACGGAGCTGCTACAGGTAAACTTGCAGGTAGTATGAGTAATGGTACTGGAAGTAGATCTATTGATATGGAAACTGGTAGTTATATTCAACAACATATTCAGTTACTTGAGTTTATTAAAATGGAAATGGGTGAAATCTGTGGAGTTTCTGCTCAACGTGAAGGACAAATTTCCAATAGAGAAACTGTGGGTGGTGTAGAAAGGTCAGTTAATCAAAGTTCACATATTACAGAATATTGGTTTATATTGCATGAATCTGTTAAAATTAGAGTATTGGAAGCTTTCTTAGAAACAGCTAAAGTTGCATTAAGAAATTCTGAAAATAAAAAAGTTCAATATATATTAGATGATCAAACTATTGAAATTCTAAATATGGAAGGTGAACAATTAGCAGAATCTGATTATGGTATTCTTATTACAAGTACTGCTAAAACAATGGAACTTGAACAAGCTATTAAACAATATGCTCAAGCTTTTATTCAGAATGGTGGTTCTATGTCAACAATTATGGATATTTACTTTAGTCCATCTTTATCTGATATGAGAAGAAAACTCGAAACTGCTGAAGAAGAAATTCAAAGACGTAATTCTGAACAAGCTCAAGAAGCTAATAAAATTCAACAGGAAGCTAATCAAGCTACTCAAGCCTTAGAACAACAAAAACTTCAATTAGAAGAAGCTAAAAATATTAGAGATAATGAAACTAAAATTTATATAGCTGAACTAGGAAAAGAAATGTCTAATGATGTGGATTCAACCGATGGTATTGATAATCCTTTAGAACAAAGTAAATTTGAATTAGATGTACAAGCTAAAAGAAATGACTATTTGTTAAAGATTAAAGCTTTAGATAATGATATGAAAAAACATGCGGATAATGTTGAATTAAAAAAAGAGTCTAACTCTATAAGTAGAATTAAAAAGAAAAGTACAACATAAAAGCTATTAGGGAACTTCCAAATATTAATAATAATTGAATTAATGTTTGGAATTTTTCCTAATATTTATTATCTTTGTACTTTATTAAAAAACACATAAATAAATAATCATGGAAGAAGATTTGAATATGGGTTTATTTGGAAATAATATTGAGCTTAATTTAGATTATGCTCCAGAATATAATGAAGATGAACCAGAAAATGATGAAATTCCTGATGGTGTATTAAATACTCCAGAAGGTACTAATATAAACGACCAAATCGAGGACGAAGCTCCAGAGGAAGTAGATGAGGTAGATGAACCCGAAGAAGGTAATGAGGAAGGTAGTGAATCTTCTTCCAACTTATATTCTTCTTTAGCTACTGTTGTTTACGAACAAGGACTCATACCTTCGTGGGACATCGAAAAAAATAAAATTGAGAATATTGAAGATTTTGTAACTGTTTTTAAACAAGAACAAGAAATTCAAGCACAATTAAAATTAGAAGAATATTTAGCAAATATTGATGTGAATCAAATTGCTCAAAGTAAAAAAGAAATTCAAGATCTTTCTAAAATTAGTGTTGAGAGCTTACAAGATAACCTTGAACTTGCAAAACAAATTATTCAAAGAGATTATCAGAATCAAGGATTAGATGAAGCTAAAACAAATAGAATGTTAAAACGTCTAATTGATTTAGGTGATGATGCTATTCTTGAAGATGCTCAAGAATCTTTAGAAAGTTTAAAACAATTTGAGAATAAAAAAATTGAAGCAGAAAAGGCATCTTATAAAGAAAGAATTGAAGCCGATAAATTAGCTCAAATAGAATTAGAAAATCAATTAAAAAAATCCATTTATGAATCTAAAGATTTAATTAATGGTTTTAAACCTAATAAAGCAATTCAAGATAAAGTATATAAATCTATTACTGAAATTGTAGGTAAATCTCCAGACGGAACTTTTGAAAATAAATTTATGAAAGAACGTAGAGAAGATCCTGTTGCTTTTGAAACACGTATGTATCATTTCTATGAACTTACAAATGGGTTTAAAGATTTTTCTAAAATTGCTACTTCTGCAAAATCTAATGCTGTCAAAGACTTAGAAGCTATTGCTAGAAAAAGTGCAATTCAAGATAATGGGACACCTTTATGGACACAAGATAGCAATAGTTATGATAATGTTCGAGGACATGTTCTAAATTTATAATAAAAAATTAACAAATAAATTAAATAAATAATTAATATGGTAGGTAAATTTGTAATGACGAAAGCGAGAGCTTGGTCAGGTATAACACTAAAGAATCACATTGGGGCTTTGTACGGAAGTCAACCACAATTGATCTCACCTTTGACTACAGTTTTATTGCAAAACTCAGGGATGAAAAATCTAGATACTACTTTATCATTATTTCCAGAAAAAGTATTAGCCACTGCTGATGATTTCGTTTGGAAAGTAATTGGTAGTGAAGAAAGAAATATTCCTTTAGTTGAAGCAAGATATAATGGTGCAGTTGTAACTGATGCTACAGTAGGTGTAGGTGCGGCTAGAGCAACATTTGAACTTGTATTTGGTGAAAAATGGTTTACAAAAATGCACTTGATTGCAGGTCATAGACCAGATGTATATCAAATGCGTATTTTAGAAGAGCCTTATGAAGAAGGACAAAATTATGTTTATACGTGTGAAGCTTGGGGTGGTCAAGATTCGTTAGCTGGTATTCCAGGTGATGAGCTTTTACCAAATATGAGATTCTCTATTGAAGGTGCTCCAGTTGAGGATGAACTTTCTATTCAGGGTGCAGGTATTCAATTTACTTCTCCTTTCTTAATGAGAAACTCTGTTACTTCAATTCGTATGGAACATAAAGTTTCAGGTAAAATGCTTGATTATGAATCAAAACCAATTTACTTTGCTAAAATTGAAACAAGAGATCCTAATACTGGAAAAGTACACAGTTCTATTAACTGGATGCAAGAAGTATATTGGCAGTTTGAAAAATCTATCTCTAAGATTAAAGCTCTTACAATCATGTTTGGTAAAACAAATCGTGATGAAAATGGTAGATTCTTAAATAAAGGTAATTCTAATATTGAAATTAAAGCTGGTTCAGGAATTCGTGAACAAATGGAAGTATCTAATACTACTACTTATAACAGATTCTCTATCAGATTACTTGAAGATTTACTTTCTGAACTATCTGAAGGTAAATTAGATTGGAATCAACGTAAATTTATGTTGCGTACAGGTGAAAGAGGAGCTGCTCAGTTCCATAGAGCTGTAGCTGAAATTGCTTCAGGTTGGGCTTCATTAGGATTTGATAACACTAATTCTAACGCAATCAAACAAGTAAGTTCTAAATTTCATGATAATGCTTTTTCTGCAGGATTCCAATTTACAGAATGGAGAGCTCCTAATAACATTCACGTAATGTTGGAAGTTGATCCAATGTATGATGATAAAGTTCGTAATAAAGTACTTCACCCAGATGGTGGTGTAGCTGAATCATATCGTTATGATATTCTTTACATTGGTTCTATGGAAGAGCCTAATATCCAAAAAGTTAAAACTAAAGGTTCTGATGAACTTCGAGGTTACCAAGCTGGTATTAGAAATCCATTTACAGGACGTAGAGGTGGAGAAATGCAATTAATGGAAGATTCTGCAACAATGACAGCATTGATTGAGGGAATTGGAGCATTAGTTAAAGATGCTGGGCGTACTGCCACGCTCAAACCATCGATAATTGATTGAGATAATTAATAATGACTGGAATATACAAAATAACAAATCATAAAGGATCAATCTATATTGGTCAAGCTGTTAATATAAAACGTCGTGAGACAGATTATGCTAGAGCAGGATGTAAATCACAGAAAAAGATTTATAGTAGTATTAAAAAATATGGTTGGGAAAATCATACTTTTGAAATACTTTTATTATGTGAAAGAAATGAACTGAACAAATATGAACGACTTTTAGGATTACAATATGATGTATTATCCAGAAAAAATCTTAATCTTAACTTACCTGCAGATGGAGAATTACCTAAATTAGTTTCAGAAGAAACTCGTTTAAAACAATCTATTGGTGCAAAAGGTAATCAAAAAAGATTAGGTGTTGTTTTATCAGAAGAAACTAAATTAAAAATTAGTAATACATTAAAAGGTAGAAAATTATCTGAAGAGCATAAATTAAATATGTCTATTGGATTAACTGGAAGAAAAGTTTCAGAGCTAACAATTAGTAAATTAAAAGAAAGAAGATCTAAAAAAGTAATTAACATTACGATATTAGAAATATATAATTCTTTAAAAGAAGTTTCAGATATAACAAGTTTAAATTATTACACATTAAGAAGTCAATTAAATGGATGTCAAGGTAGAGTTAGAAATAAATCTAACTACATGTATTTAGATGATTATAGTAAAATAGATTCAGTAAAACCTCTTATAAATAACGTAACTGAATAAAGATAATAATAAGGGGATTGTAAAAGATCCCCTTTTATTTAAAATAAATTAAAAATCTTTCGGAAGAAGAAATAAAATTAGAGAAGAATGGAAACAAAAACAAAATTGGTAGAAACTGTAGGAAATGGTTTCTCATTACCAAATGATATTATAACTGTAAAATTTATTAAAAAAAATAAAGGAATGGCTTCTAATGTTGAAGCATCACATGTTATATCAGGTGGTATGTTAATAGGGTCTGTAAAGAAATTTGTAGCACCTTTAACAAGAAATAATACAATTGCAAATGTATTAACAAAAGAAGAAAAAGAATATCTTGAAGAAGTCACAGGATTAAATCTTTCAGTATATGGTGATTTTTGGAAAACTTTTCAAGTGTCATTGCATAAAGAAGATGCTAGTAATAGATTTGATTTAAGTAATCCTATGGATTATTTAGCTATTAAACTTTTAGAAGTGTTAAAAGATGAAATTGCTCCATCATGGAGTGAAAGAAATAAAAAACAAACATATCAGTTTGCAATTTGTAAACAAGATGAAGAAATGCTTGAATCTAAAGGTAAATATGATTCTAAAATGAAAGCGTTTATGTTGTATGGTAAAATTAATGAAGATAAGGAAAAACTTATTGGAGTTCTTAAATTACTTACAAACAAACCAATTTCAAAAGATTCTACTTTAGAATGGGTTCAACATAAAGTTGAAGAGTTTATTGACACAATGCCTTCACAATTTGTGAATGTTATTAATGATAAAACTTTCTATACTAAAATATTACTTAACAAAGGTGTTGAAACTGGAGTTATTCTTAAAGTTGGAAATAAATATAAAACTTTAGATGGTTTAGATTTATGTAATAGTGGAGAAATTGCAACATTTGATAATGCAATTAACTATTTAGACAATCCTTTAAATCAAGAAGTTCGTACAATTATAGAAACTAAAATAAACAAAAGTAAATAAATATGAATGGAGTAGAAATGTCTAATGCTTTTGATATAAGATATAATAGTATTGCAGGTCAAAATGCTCCAGGAATAGATGCATTTGAAAAAAGCTCTTATTTAACTAAAGCTCAATTAGAGATTATTAAAAATTATTATGATCCTAATAGTAATAGAAAGCAAAAAGGTTTTGAAGGTTCTGAAAAAAGAAGAGTTGATTTAAAAGAATTAATTAAAGATTATAAAATAAGTTCAGCTGTATCTTTACCTTCAAGTATATATCCCACTGCTAAATTTTATAATTTGCCCGATGATGTATTTTTATTGGTAAATGAAAAAGCTAAAGTTATATCAGAAGATTGTAATAACAATTTAATAATTAAAGTTAAACCAGTTACTTACGATGAGTTTAATACTCAAATAAAAAATCCTTTTAAAACTCCAGATAAAAATATTGCTTGGAGATTAGATATATCTAAAATAGATAATAAACAAGTTGTAGAAATTATATCTCCTTATAATATTACAGGATTGTTAGAATATCAAATAAGATATTTAAAATATCCAAAACCTATTATACTAGCAGATTTAAATACAACTTTTCCTGGTGAAAATTTAACAATAGAAGGAATTCAATCTATTACAGATTGTGAATTACATACAGAAATTCACGATGAAATAGTTGATAGAGCTGTTCAGTTAGCAATTAGGGATTATAAAAAAGAAGGACTTGAATCAAAAGTTCAACTGGATATGAGAAATGAATAAACATAAATATTAATTAAATAAATAAACAAAAATGTTTGGACCTAGACAAGTAGGCGAATTAATGGTTGGTAATGCCGTAGCAACAGAAACTACAGTAAACACATTTATCGCAACAGCATCTGACAAAGAATTAAAAGTATTGTCAAAAGACGGTAGCAATGTAGCTGCTGGTAAACCTTTCTTTGTATTGCAAAAGGCTTCTGCGGCTCAAGGAGGATTTGAATTCTCTGATAAAGTAGATCCTCGATATGTAGAGAAAGTAACATTAGCAACTTATACTCCTGAAGTATTAGGTGCTTATAAAGTAGATGGTTTTGCTGTAGCAGGTACTGTTGCAGAAAAAAGAACCTATGAAGTTGAAATTAGAATGCAAGATCAACTTTCACCTGAAAACTTTGAACTAATTCAA